ACGTAACCTAGACCCCGAAGTATGGTTTTATCGTATGGATGCGCGTGATGACATCAATATTGAAATCAAGGCGATTCAGGACGAACCGATGAATAATCCATTTCCCCCAGAAACATGGGATATGAATTTGGAATTTTCTATATATGACACCGAAGATTTACCATCAACCAATATCACAACCAAACTTAAAAAGATTTATTTTTGGGATAAGAGATATCAGATGATGATGGATAAGAAGATATTCTGGAGCACCGCTACCGCACAGACAGAAAATACCAAGCCAGCATACCTTATGACAGATGCAGAGCGTTCTATGCTTACTGGAGATGCCTTAAAGCAGCTATTAACAGCACCAGAGGGTGCCAACTATCCAGACTCAATTGATGAAGAAAATTGGGATCGAGGTGCATCTACATTTTTGTATACATCACCGGCCCAGAGCACAATTAATGATGATATAGAAGAGTTATTATCCAATCATTTAAGCTCGGAAAATGATGACATTGTAATATTCAAATATAAAAACCGAATCGAAAAAAAGTGGCAGTTAATACCAATGAATAAATTTTTTATTAATGCTGGTAGTAGTCCGGAAACTCCGGGAATATGGCAACTGGAGCATTTCTTTTTTGAGGATATTGAATCTGAAGAGGGATTAACCACCCCCTATCGTGCACCATATAAAACAGATGACTTGGGTTTTGAGGTGGATATTAAAATCGCAGGATGGAATAAAATAGATACCTATGAGTTTACAGATATGTCGGGTATAGATAATACAAAAGCATTGGTTAGTAAACCAGTATATTCCTATAGTTTTAATACAGGACGATTTGGTTTGGATTATGAACAAAATGAAATAGAAAAAGTAAAACAGGATTTCAAAACAATATATACTGATAAGTTACTTCCAGCCGAAAAGGCAGTTCCTATATTTACTCTTAATGATACAAAGAAACAACAAATAAATATTGATCCTGGATTTACATTTGCAAGAGTTGGAAGACAAGACACAATACAAAAAAGATTACTTCAGGGAAAATGTAAAATATTATTCGGTGGGTTGTTTCTAAATGAATTTATTAAGTTTAGAGTTATCGGATCACCACACAGAACTGTTGGTAAATTTATTGGAATAGACAGAAAAACTTCAGACGAAAACATGAAATTTGATAACAAAATTTGTGGACAGTGGTTTGTAACAAACGTTAGACATATATGGAATCACAATAGATATGTTAATGATATCTGTGCAGTTAAAGTTCATATGTACAGTGATAGCGGAATAGTAGAAGAGGGCATATCATAATGGGCTGGAAATATTATACTTTTCGTTCGGGTCCGCCTAGTATAATGTACAGAGAAAATGTATCATTATTGGATTATGCTGATGGTAATCCTGATACTACATGGGTAAATGCTCCTTTGTATAGAAGAGAAAGTTTTAATAATTCTAAACATTACGGGGCGGTTACAGATATTGGTGAGTCAAATGCATTGCATATATGGCAAGGATGGGGCGGAAACGAATCAGACTTTTATTATACACAGTTTCCAGTTCCTGGCGGGGGTGGTACTCCAGATGGTGTTCTTACGGTTCCGTCCTATTGTTCTTCGGCACAACCATTAATATTGAATACAGTAGATATTACTGGTGAGACCGCGTTTGATGTACTGGCTCCGATAAATCCGGAAACAGAACCAAGTGAATCCACAAATTCTGGATTGTATTTAAAGTTTTCAGGGTCTAGAGTAAAATTAGATTCTATAAATGAAATAATCTCGTTTGTAAAAATAATAAATGGTTTGTTTGATGAATATCCTCTGCCAACATTAAAAACATGGATTCATATATTAAAAAATATTCATCCATTGGTAGATAAAGAAACTAGTACGCTGAAGTATTTTAGTCCTATGTCTGAAGAAATAGGTTCGACTCATTATATACATACGATAGATACACAATCATTAGCATTAGGATGCTGGGGAACATATGCTCCACAATGTCTTCGTAGAGCATTACAATATAAAATAGATACCGATATGAATAATATGCTTGTTGATACATATTACAAGTTAAATACAAACATGTCTAAGAATTTATCTAGAGAATTTTATGAAGGAGATATTGATCATGGTAGATCTAAACTATCTGGAAAAACGTTATATAATAATGATTTTCATTTAGCTGGGGATTATAATTTCACTATCATAATAAATAGAATTAAAACAGATCTTTTAACTATTATCAATAATGATCTTAAAGAAACAAATAAGTTGATAACTTGGTTAGAAGGAATAAATACATATACAGGTGAGATACCAAATAATAAAATTACGATTAAACTTGAGGGGAATGATGTTATTGTCGATCTTAAAGGCGGAAAGTCCGGTGTTATTGCTACGGCTATTAACGTAACACCAATTTCTTAAGGGAACAAATGAATAAAAAATATTACGGTAATTATGTGGGAATAGTGGTACAAAATTCTGATCCGGAAAATAGAGGAAGAGTTAAAATTTATGTTCCACACGTTTCTGTTACATTATATAAAAATTGGAATGAAAACAAGTTAGATAAGGAATTTAAGTTTCCTGATAAAAATAGTAATCCTGATTTAATAGATGTAATGGGTCCACTTAAGGATGTACTTCCTTGGGCAGAATGTGCTTCTCCGTTATTTGGGGGAAATGCATCTGGTCGATATAATTCATATACAGAAGAAGGAACAACATCAGATTCTAATTACTGGGAAGATGGCAAGCTTATGTATGGTAATAGACCTCTTCAAAATTTTGTTGGGGATAATGCATATGAAGATGCATTTAGCACCGCAAATAAAAGTGGTAATAAGTTTACAAACGCATATGGAAACCAATATACACCATCTAATTATTCTAATTTAGCAAGGGGATTGTTTACAATTCCGAATGTTGGTGCACATTTATGGGTGTTTTTTGCGGAAGGTGATCCAAATCTTCCAGTATATTTTGCATCATCGTATGGAGAAGAAGATTGGAAGAGAATATATAGTCTAGAACAAGATGACAAAGACGTTTTTACTTCTGTGGATTATCCGGGATCATATGAAAACGAAATAAAAAAGGATACAATAGATTCGGATAATAAAAGGTTTAAATCAAAAACCGTTTTTAACAGTAATAAACATAGCATAGAGTTAATAGATACTGATAATAGAGAAATATTAAAAATGACTCACTATTCTGGATCATTTAAAGAATTTTCTAATTACTCTAATATAGAACTGGCTTCTAATAATGATCAAAAAATGATTGTTGGTGATCAATTTTATACAATACATAAAAATCAAAGTTTATATGTTGGCAACACACAGGATATTATAATTGTTGGCGATAGATATAAAACAATCGGTCCCAAAAAATATGAGACTGCTAAGGAAATATTAGATATACTGAAAAAAATACATACATACAAACGTCTATTTGATGGTCAGCGAGCAGTGGCTGGCGAAAAACCTAATGAAGTATCTAGTCGTCAAACAAAAAATGGGACATTTGCGTTTTGTCCTGTTTGTAAGGGGATGCCATATTCTACCAAAGATTGGAACGTTCAACCAATTAATTTTATTGATCCACCGAAAGATATAGCTCAATTTGGACTTGGATATGTTGGACAATATATTGGAAGGGCTGGATATTACTTAGGTTCTCCTTGTGCGGTATGTAATCCTCAAGATCGTAATGATGATACAAAGAAAGGGAAAAGCCCATCAACACAAGATGGTGTCTGGGTACCAGAGCCATCAAAACTTACAGGCGGCTCTCTAGAATTGTTAATTAAAGAAATGACACCAAAGCTAATATCCCTGCAAAAAATATTAGGTGAGGGTGATGAAATAATAACAATCGCAAAAAACAAAGTAGAAAATATCGGGTTGATTGTAAATGATATGAAATCTTTTAGGGTTGATCCAATTGGTAAACTAAGAATTGATGGTGTAAATGTCGCACTAGAGGGTGTGTATGAGACATTTAAGACTTCTCCCCATGTGGAATATGTTGATGTTGATGATGTTCCGGGTGGTGATTATAATTTAACATGTGGAAACAAATATAAATTGCTTGTTGGAGCCAAGGGAATAAATATTAAAACGTTCGGCCCAATAGATATTTATGGAACTATAGTTAATTTACTTGGTGAGCAAATAAATATATCATCGAAAAATGAGGTGTTTATTGATGGTGGTGAACGATTTTCTATTAGAGCCAGAAAGATTTCATTACACCCAATTGAGCATCAACCAGTAGTTATAGATGGACAATTACATGTAACAAGAAATGCTGTTGTTGGTGGTGGGTTGTTTGTTGAAGGAGAAATAGGAATGCTTCATATGACAACTCCATACGAATTTTATGCTACGGAAATCGGAACCGGAAAATGCGAAACTCTACCAAATGTTCCCCCAACATGGCCTGTAGTAAAGCCACATACCCATATGGTTCCTCCGCATACTCATATATATAAACATAGTGCGGTTACATTTCTACCAGCTAGAGAGGCTGTTAGAGATAGAATGAGAGTACAAGGGGGAGAATAATGGCAACACCCACATTTATAACTCGGACTGAAATAGTTGATACTACTGATTATATATCACAAGCCAATGCGGAAATAACACAAAACGGTACTATTGATATTAATTCTCCTACCTATCAAAATGCGTTGGAACAATATAATACTGGATTGTCAAAAGGATCAATTATACGGTTGGATGTGCCAACAGGATTTTGCGGATATATTGATCCCAACACCGGAAAGTATAGAGTAGAACCAGAACCGTTAGTATTACCGACAAATATTGGTTTACCAATTTCTAATATTACGGGTGATGAATCGGAAGACGATAATATTAGTTCTCAATATCCAAACGATAGATGCTTATGGTGGGGGTTACCGGGTTCTTATTTATATTCTACTGGAAATTGTGGTGATGAAGACGGTGATAGTATTTGTACATATATTAATTGGTTTGCTACATCTAGAAAGGGTAGAGGATCAAAATTTCTTGGTATTTGTGGTGATGGTCCCGGTATTAATTCTAATACTGGTTTGGCTAAATCAAATACCATATTTAGAGCACCAAGCATACTGGATGATACTCCACCATTAAAAGTATGGAACGAGGCGCAAAGAAAGGGACAAGAAGAATATCCTATAAGTTTGGGGTTTGAAAAGGGAATGTATAGCATTGTAGATATTGTTGGAATAGAAGAACAAACCCTAATAACATATAATGTTTTCTTTAATGTAAATGATCCTGATGGTAGTGAAGGGGTAGAACATTTTCATCCGTCAGGACTAAAAATTATTATAGAATATAATCCATTTACTGATATGTTAGTTCCAGACGAATCTGGAGTTGTATCCGAAGCAATAAAAATGTGGCCCGAAAATTGGTTTACATCCGGTGATGATATTGGTCCCATTGAGGATTATATAAAATTAATGCTGTAATTTTATTGGGATATTTGATTCAATTTAAAAAACACATTTCTAACTAGTTCAAAAATAGAATCTTCATCTCTAGGGCTTTTTGTTTCCTTAATAACTATTCTATCACCATCAAGATCATACCCAAGCAACATATAAGAGTTAAAATACTCACTTAGGTATGTTCTAACCATAGTTTTAGCAGTATCTGTATCCAATCGTTTAGTGGCTTCTTTGTTTATAATATCTCGTCCTCTTTCGCTTTTAAGCAATTTTTGTATTAAAACATTAACATCCAGTTCCATAATTGGTTGTTCTTGGTCGTCAGAATTTATATCTTCTTCCGTTTGAAGCTGTTTCTCAGTAGGTCTTTTAATTGGTGATATCATGTAATTATTTATTGATTTGTATAGCTTTCTGCACGATTATGATTTTCCTGTTCGTATGATTTTGCCTTGTTATTTATGCCAAATTCTACTAAATAGCCTATAAAGGTTTCTATTGAATTTGTATCAATTTTGAATCTTCCGGGAATAAATCGTCCACCATCATATATTTCAAAATATGACTTTCCGGGTTCGGGGTCATTTTGATAACATGTAACAAAAATAGACGCACATCCCGGATCAATAACAACGCTCCACGTACGAGAATCAACCATTGAATACCCTTGAAATAGTCTATCAACGATATATCCACTATCTCTAAGTCTTTTCATAAAATATCCCATTGTAGTTAATTTATTAGCCATTTACTCTCCTTATTTTTTTAATGGTGTTGTAATATATTTTAGGATATAATTGCTACCCGAAAACATAAACATCATAATGTTTGTTTTTGAATTTACTTTTACCAACACATCTTCTTTTATACCAAAAAACAGTTTAACTATATCCAAACTTAGTGGTATTGGTTTAACCAGTTGTGCACCATTGAACTTATTTGTTATGAAATAATTAACACTATCAGTATTGGAGAGCACTCTATCCGTTAGTTCGGTATATATATTAGAATCTTTCATATGAAAATATATCTTATTAGTTTCGTTTGCAAACATTGTTCCCTTGATAATATCCACTATTTTATCTCTTGTAATTATAAAATCAGTATCAAAGGTTAATCCTTTTATTTTATCTGTAGTTAGTAGTACCTTTTCTATAACACCCTCTTCTAACAAATGATATTTAAAACGCATATTTAAACTGTCATATTCAATATTGTTAGAATTAACTACTAATTCAATATCATCAGAATCTATACACGACAACATACGAGTTAATTTGGTAACATTAGGCAGATTAAGAGTACATTCATCTTCTTTCATATCACACACAATGTCTACTTTCGCATAAAGTATAGGATTTCCTTCATTTGTTGTAACTACACTATACACATGATTAGGAAATATAGATACAACACACCTATCTGATATCTTTGATATAGGAGTTAAAAAGTTATCTATCAATATTTTTTTATTTAGTTTGATTTTCATTTGTATGTTCTTTCTGTTTATATGATGGAGAATATGCGGAATCCATTGACGCTTCTATAAGTGGTTCTATTTTTCCCTTAATAGTGCTTAGTTGTCTATATAAGGTTTTTACTTTCTTTTCCAATGATTTTATTCGGTTTTCGATTTTTATTTCTTCTTTTGACTTTGTCTTTATACGTCTTGGTACTGGTTTTGTGTTTTTCCCACCAGCTTCTACAATAAACAATCCTTCATTTTCAGGACTTTTTAGTTTTTCACGACATATATCTTTATCACTTTTCATTATTTTATCTTCTTATATCTTGGTACTATTTTAGCACGTTTCAACAGCAAATCAAGTTTTAAATTAATCTCTTTTAATGAGTTTATAACAGTGTCATGAAATGTAGAATCAACAACCGGAGCGGTTTCACTAAACAACTTTATAGGCTCTACGGGTTTATTAGGTGCTGGGTTATTAGGTATCGGTTTATTTGAATATCTTGCTATTGCAGCTTTCATTTCCGCATCCATATCGCCTGTTGGTATTAATTGCTGTCGAATATCTACTGCTTCTACTCCAAGAATTTCACTACCTGCTGGTCGTGATTTCGGTTCTTCAATTATTGAATCTCTTGGTATAATTGTATTATTTGTTGTTTGTTGAATGTTTGGTTGAAACTGAGAACGTATAAATTGTTGTGGATGTATATGTTCACTAATTCCGGTAGATGATTTCTCCACAACACTTTGGTCTAGATTACGTAAATGTCCACCGACCAATCCTGCTAATTCAGCTACTGCTAATTCTTCTGGCGTCATATTACTCCTAAAAACAAGGGGCGGCGGCATATACCAGCCGCCCCTGTTTGTTGTAATGTTATAGATCTTTCATAAGATCATCTAATTTTTGCTGGGCATCAAGATCATTATCAATAACCGTATCGGTGACTTCATCGATTTGGGTATCGGTAACATCCTTTTCTTCGTCCAATTCTGCTGTTCTGCTTTCGTTTGATGCGTTTGATGTAACTTGGCAGAAGTAATGTGTATTCAACATATCCCTAACCTCTTCTGCTGACTTTTGTTCGAACACCTTTGTGAGATCAAACAAACCATCATAAACCGCTTCTAACTTAGCATCATCCAATGATGCAAGCTTGCTTTCGCGTAGAAATTTAGAGGATGTATATGAGGGATATCCACCATCATTCTTTTCCACGGTAATTCTAAGATTACATCCAGATTCACTTAGGTCAAAAATTCTGACACCAAATTCATCCTTATCAATACCTTCTGTTGCGTCCTTGATAACTTTATCAAGTTGCTTTCCATACCTAAGTATTTTAACAGTGTTGGTATTTTCTTTTGTTGATGGATCATCCACCACAAACACATTTACTAACCATTGTTCTTTACGACCAAGCAACTTAGCGTTTTTCTTGTCGTCATCATCTCCACGGTATAACCTAATACGTTCTTCACATATTGGGCATCGTTGTCCGGTGGTTATTGGACAAACACAACTAATGAATTGTCCTGTCGCCAGACTTTGCCAACCATGGCTGTAATAATGATACGTTGTATCCGCGATGTTTTTTACATTCGGGATTAATCTAATAATATAATTATTACCGATTGATGTTTTCATGATATCCTTAAAACTACCACCAGAACGCTGTTCTGACATAGCGGTTTTTAGTGAATCAAACATTGATGCTGAGAATTTACTATTCATACTTTGTTTTCCTTTTTAACTTTTTTACTTATCTACTAGCGTTTAACTATCTAACTTCGTTAGTTTAACATATCTAACTTAACATTTCAACCTACTATCTTTATTATTTATCTCATATTCCTCCTTTTCTATTTATTGCTTTCCCTATTCTAGAAAATCCTTCTTTTATTATGCGTCTTGCGTTTTTTGATGTATCATATCTTGTTTTATACTCAGATATATTTGATACTATATTTCCTAAAAATAACTCCAATTCATCTTTTGGTGTGGTTTGTATTATATCAATTAAATTAGTAAAGTAAAACATTGTATAAATACTCACATCATGTTCTTTAATATGCTTCATCCAAGAATATGTGGAACCACCGGAATATGTTATATATTCTTCTATTGATATTTTGTTTTTATAACAAAACATACCGATGAATTTAAGAGAGTTTTTTATATATTGTATATTATGATCAGAATCAGGAGATTCTTCTTGTAATTGTTTCATGTATGTGCTGTATACTGTTGTTGCTTTGTGTGTTGTATAAAACTTTATTGGCACATAAGATAAGTCTTTATACAATTTGAATGGAGCACTAAAGAACAATCTTGGCTTTATCTGTCGAAACTGTGCAAAGAATCGTACAAGCTTTCTTACTTGTATGTATTCATCAGTTTCTTCGAAGCCATCAAAATTCTCTCTAACTTTGAATGGCTTATTTATACATGATCGTGTTGTTGTCAGGTATAAATTATAACATTCTTTTTCTTCGTTTACCATTTATCTCTTTTATTTTTGATTTAACTATTTTACTTTTGCACAATATAGGAAATCTAATTATCATATTATAAAACAATTCGCTTGTTTCGTCTATGCCGGACAATATCTTAAAACATTCTCGGTACTCTTCATTGTCTAATAAATTTACCAGAAACATGGTTTGATTTATTCGTTTATTCTTTAGTATCGATATTAACGATCCAAACCGTAATAAAATAACATCAAATTCTGCGTTCTTTATTTGACTCAATGGATTGGTATTATTTATTGTTTGTAATATTGCATCATTATGATATCCTTCATTCATATAACTATTTATATACTATACAGTAAATGTCAAATCTTGTCAAGGGTTTTCGTAAAATTTATAAAGTTTTCTGATATTTCGCTTCCTGCTGAATACTCATGTCCTGCCCCTTTTGCCAACTTAAATGCCAATTCAAACAAATTTATATCAGAAGTCTTTGCTCTGCGATAACTAACATGATTGGTTTTGGTGTTAACAACCAATGCTATCTCGGCACTGTGGTCGTTTAGTAGTATATCTGCTATTTCATTTATATATTCAGTTGCAAATATGGCACAAACACATCGGTCTTTTCCTTGTATCTTAACAGTTCCCTTAAATATTTCGCTCTCTTTTCTATATTTTTCTAATTTTATATCATGCAGCTTTATTATGTTGTGCTGTTGTACGCTAAACCCATTAAATCCATTAATAAAGTTCTTTATAAATGCCTCAAATTTATTCGTTGTATCCCAAAATATTATATTTAGTTTATTTGAATCGTTGTGTTCTAGTTTATACGAATCAAAATCATTTGACAGAAGCAATAGGTGGAGTTGTGCTCTAGTAAGTTGAATGTTATATAATTTCTTAAATAGCTTATACGCTAACATACCAGCCGAATCATATTCTTTAATGATTGTTTTTGCCTTTTTATATGTAGTATTATCATGACCAATATGGTGATCAATTATAAACACATTCTCTAAATCTATTAGATCTTTGTCTTCAAATACACCCAAATCCATGATAAATATTTTATCATAGTCTTCTGTGTTATTCTTGGATAACCATGTTGTATACATATTTCTAAAACTTTGTACTGTTGTTGCCTGATATTCTATTATGGCTTTTGGAAATGTCCATTTAATAAGCAGATAACAAAGAACTCCATCAAGATCCCAGTGGGTCCACACCATTATTTTTTTATGTTTCGTCATTTTAATCCACTTAATAAATCTTCTATTGAACCTTGTGCCTCACCAATACTGTCACTGCTTGTAAAGTCCTCATTCATCGTTTCAATTGATAGTGTATCATAGTCGATACGAAACGCTTCTTTTCCAAAATTTACACCAAATCTATTTTTCTGACATCCCATATGAATAATACCAAGTTCCTTGTCGTGTTCATCTGACCAGATGGCAAATTGAGCGTCTGCGGTCATAGCCAATCCTATTGATTCACTTGTATGTTCCAGTCCGGGATCTACCTTATCAAATGCTGCTCTACCTAGTTGAGTTGCTGTTACAACAGGACAATTAAAAACGTAGGAGAGTGCTCTAAGTTGTTCTGTAACTGATTTTATATCTGTATAAGAACTGCCAGTTACAACACTCGGAAGTAATAAATTTACATAATCCACTATTAATACATCGGGTTTTATTTTCTTCTTTCTCATTAATTTTTCTACATATGCCCTGATATGTGAAACGGTAATCGATTTGGGTGAAAATTCTTTTATATACAAATTACTATTGGGATTTGTTTCTATATAGCTTTTTACAAAGGTTTGTAATTCTGTTGATTCGGATTTTAAATTTCCAAATGGTATTCTTGATAATTGACTGCTTGTTCTTCGGGTGTACATATCCTCAGACATTTCAAGTGATATAATAACAACGGTTTTGTTTTGTGAGACTATATTAACTCCAAGATTTCCTAAAACTATGGACTTACCTGAATTAGTAACGCCGCTAAAAACATATAATGCTCTACCGTCTTTTAATAAACCACCCCCAAGTATTTTATCCAACCAATCATATCCCGTTTTAATGTATTGGTGTTCTACGTTTAGGGAAGTAATATGATTTTCTATATCTTTGAAGTAATCATGCCCAAGATTATCCACCAAACTAATATTACACGCCTTTGTAAACAATTCCAAAGTTTTGGATGCATCCGTTTTGTTTTCTCTGTTGGAATGATCCTTAAGTGTAGTCTCAATTGCGTCATACAAAGAACGTTCCCTAAAGAATTGTTCACTATTTTTTAATAATTCATCAATATTAAATTTTGTGTTTATGTGTTTAAAAGACTGAAAAACTATTTTGGCTGCTTTTTTATCTTCTTCACTTACAAGATGTGCCTTAATTTCAGTAATTGTAGGAATTGCTGAGTTTGTTTTATAAAACTCTGTTATTATTTTAAATATTACCTGAATGTTTTTATCTCTAAATAATTTAGGATCTGCTATATCAATAATAGAAGATAAAAATGATTCATTAAATATCGAATTAAAGGCGATAATGGTTTCCATGAAATCCATATCTAATTCTATAGGTTTGTCGTTCATGGTGTAATACTACCACGTTGGGTGTCCATTGTCTAGTGTAGAGTTAGATATATTATAATGAATTGACTTCTTCTTCCAAATCGTCACTCTCATTATTGAATACAAGATCTTTTTTCAGGCATTCTTCTAGGTCTGGCAATATGTTTTTTTCCCATATTTCATTATTATCCATGAATGCCTTTTTAAATCCTAACATTTCATTAGTTTTCGTTGAAATGTATCTATTTCCTTCTCGTTTTACCACACCATATGCTTCTGCAATTTCTAATAAACCTGAATATTTAAAAAATCCTGTTTTGAAATTAAGATATAGTTCGGTATCCGAAAACGGAGGCACAAACCT